TGTGAGGGTTAAATGGAAAAATACATGGACGATTACGAAAGTTATAAACGATTTACTAAACCAAAGTGTTTATGTGGTTGTGAAGAACATTGTAATGATGCCTGTGAAAAATGTAAGTATTGTAAAGAATGTGAATGTGAAGATTGTCTGAATAAAAGAAAAGGATATAATTAAATGAAAAGAATATTAAGATTTACAGCATCATGGTGTGGTCCATGTAAAACATTGGCAGAGAACTTGGAAAGAGCACAAGTTAAAATGCCAATTGAAGTAATTGATATTGATGTACATGAAGATATTGCCAATCAGTACGGAATTCGTTCTGTACCATGTTTAGTGATGTTGGATGGAAATATTGAAATGAAACGAATGGTTGGTTCTAAACCAGCAGGCCAATTAAGAGAGTGGGCATCATGATTAAAAAAGCAGTAGCACAAAAGTTAAATGAACAACGAAACTATTTCAAACCGTTTAATTATCCTTGGGCTTATGATGCGTGGTTGAAACACGAACAGTCCCATTGGCTTCACACAGAAGTTCCAATGGCAGAAGATGTGAAAGATTGGAAGAAGAAACTATCAAATGAAGAAAAGCAATTCCTCACCAACATTTTTAGGTTTTTTACTCAGGGTGATATTGATGTTGCTGGTGGCTACGTTAATAATTACTTGCCTTATTTTCCTCAGCCTGAAGTTAGGATGATGCTCATGGGCTTTGCTGCACGGGAAGCCTTACACATTGCTGCATATTCACATTTAATTGAAACTCTTGGTCTACCAGAAGCTACATATAACGAATTTTTTGAGTATCAAGAGATGCGTGATAAGCATGATTATGTTTTAGATTTGTCTGCACAAAATACAACTAAGGAAAATACTGCAACCCATATCGCCGTATTCTCTGCGTTTACTGAAGGTATGCAGTTATTCTCCTCTTTCATTATGTTGTTGAATTTTCCACGACAGGGTAAGATGAAAGGTATGGGACAGATTGTAACTTGGTCTATTGTTGATGAAACTCAACATGCAGAATCTATGATTAAGTTATTCCGCACATATATAGAAGAAAATAAAGAGATTTGGAATGATGAACTCAAAGGACGCATTTATAGCATTGCAGAAAAAATGGTTGAACTGGAAGATAAGTTTATTGACCTCGCCTTTTCTATGGGCGCTATGGACGGTCTATCTAGTGAAGATGTCAAAAAATATATCCGTTATATTGCTGACAGGCGTCTTATATCTCTTGGTCTTAAAGGCATTTTTAAAGTAAAAAAGAATCCACTACCATGGGTAGAGGAAATGATTAACGCTCCAACACACACAAATTTTTTTGAGAATAGAGCAACCGATTATGCAAAAGGTGCTCATTCAGGAAATTGGGGTGATGTGTGGGCTACTCACTAAGGAAAAACAATGAGTACAAAAGAAGTAACAGGAGAATGTCATAGTTGTGAATCATCATATGACATACAATATATGGAAGAACTAACATCCGAAGAATACCCACAATTTTGTCCGTTTTGTGGTGAAGCCATAGACGAATTAACCGAGTCAGACTATATAGAGGATGAAGATGACTTGGATAAAGAGGAATGGGACAACTAAATTGGATATATGAGAAAGTATTATTTACAGAAGATATGATTGGTGACAATTATGGTTTCGTTTATGTTATCACAAACGAAGTTTCTGGTAAAAAATATATTGGTAAAAAGTTTTTCTATTCAGCCAAGACCAAACAGGTCAAAGGCAAAAAGAAAAAGATAAAAGTACCAAGTGATTGGCAAACTTACTACGGTTCCAACGAGGAACTCAAAAAAGATGTTATAATACATGGCAGAGAGTCTTTTCGTAGAGAGATAGTTCACCTATGCAAATCCAAAGGTGTATGTGGATATCTTGAAGCAAAAGAACAATTTGTTAATGGTGCTCTTGAATCCGAAGATTATTATAATTCTTGGATTATGGTAAGAGTAAGAAAATCACATATTAAAGGTTTACAATGTTAGATGGTATGCAACAACTTGGAGATTTCGATGCGATATTCTTCATGCCAACAGAAAGAAATAATGTACACATTCAATCTAATGTTTATAAGAACAAAGGTACGCCAATAGAAGGTAATATTGTTGGTGATAAATGGCATATCATATTATTTCAAGAAGATGATGAAGAAAATGATGAGGAATTAGTTATCAAAAATTTTGATACATTTGAAGCTATATTTTCGGATCCTAGAGAATATATTTCAGACTTAATTAAATCTGGTTGGTATGGTATTATTTCCCGTAAAACTACCACTTCAGAAGCCTTCTATCAGGATGCTCTTGCCAAATTTGAAGATATGTGATATAATATAGTTTTGAAACTCGAAAGTTTGTTATGATACTCGTTGACTTGAATCAAGTCCTACTTGCTGGCCTTATGGCACAAATATCTAATGGAAAAAAGTCCATGTATGGAAAAACTTTCACATTAGATGAATCTCTCATTAGACATATGGTCCTAATGATACTCAAAACCCACCTAAAGACGTTCCGTAAAGACTATGGTGAAGTTGTACTCTGTTGTGACAACCGCAAGTATTGGCGCAAGGAGTTCTTTCCATTCTACAAGGCAAACCGCAAAAAGAACCGTGAAAAATCAGACCTCGATTGGCATATGATTTTTGACATGCTTGCCAAATTTAAACAGGAACTAAAAGAAAACTTCCCATATAAAGTGGTAGATGTTGAAGGTGCTGAAGCTGATGATATCATTGGTACACTTGTACCACGACATATCATGTCGGAGAATATTCTAATCATATCAAGTGACGGTGATTTTCCACAATTACAGATGTATAATGGTAGAAGTTCATTCACAGTCAAACAATATAATCCATCACAAAAGAAATTTATCATTTCTGAAAATCCTTTGCAGGAACTAAAAGAGAAGATTATCCGTGGTGATAAAGGTGATGGTATACCAAATGTATTATCTTCATCTGATTGTTTTGTCCGTGATATTAGGCAAACACCAATTAGTAAAAGTAAGTTAGATAAACTGATGGAAAAAGACTATGGTGAATGGGAAGATGAAAATGCAAGAATTGGATTCTCTCGCAATCAGACACTAATTGACCTCAGACATATACCAACTGATATCAAAGATAAAATCATAAATACTTATGAAGAAACAATACCTGTTAAAGGTAAAATTTTGGATTATTTTATTGCAAACAAGCTTAAGAGTTTAATGGAAGTAATTGAGGAATTCTAATGATGATAAAAACGATATATGAAGTATTTGATGAATTTGAATTAGCTAAGAATAAAAAAGAACGAATGTCCGTGATTGAAAAAAATCTATCACAACCACTTGTGAATGTTTTAAAATTAGCTTATCATCCAGAGTATCAATGGAAGGTAAAAGAATTACCTGAAAATTATAAATTACCAACTGATATGTTACCTGGAATTACATATGATAGTTTAAATGCTCAAATGCGTAAATTATACATGTTTAGAGTTGGTGATACAACAGCAGAAAATTTAACTGAACGAAAAAGAACAGAATTATTAACACAAATGTTAGAGTCTATCGAGCCACGTGAAGCGGAAATAATTTTAGGTATTTTCCAAAAAGATTTGGGTGTTAAAGGCTTAGATTATAAATTTGTAAAAGAGGCATTTCCAGATTTAATACCATGACCAGAGAAAAAATCATTGTCACCTCAGGTGATTTTGATCCACTTACTATTAAGGAATTACGGTTTCTTAAAAAGTGTCGCAAAAAAGGCGATTGGTTAATAGTCGGCGTTCATTCTGATATGCATGTGTTTATGACAACAAATGGAATTTATACAGGTCATAAAGACCGTGTTGAAATTTTAGAAAATATAAATTGTGTTGATGAAATTCTTAATTTCAATGATGCAGATGGAACAGTCTGTAATCTTTTGAAATTGGTGAAGCTGTGTTATCCTCAAGCAGATATCACCTATATTTCCGACCGTGATATGCATAATACACCGGAAACAAAAATTAGAGGTATTACTTTCGAAGTGTTAAAATAAGGAGCAATGGTGTCAAAATTTGTGGCAAAGTTTCGCAAAGAAAACGATTATAGTGACGATTATAATTTTTCAAAAAAAAGAAAACGTGGAAATCGACATGATCCTGTAAAAAGGATGATAAAACAAAGTTATGATGAATTATTACAGGATTTTGGTGACGATTACCAACCATCCAGAAAAAAAATGAAACGAATTTACTAATTTACCTAGTGTTGTAGAAAAACAACAAAAAACTTGCCTTATTACTCCAATGTGATATAATACATTTATACGTTGGAGATTATATTATGATAATTTATGTTAATATTCGCAAAAGCAAAGTCAAACTCAAGCCTAAGCAGGAGCGTGAGGAATACGCTGCTTGGCTCGAAAAACACCAAACCCCTATTGTTTCAAAGCGCAAACAATTCAACTTATCTTCATACAAACTTTCTCCTGCACCAGGACGTGAAACCGTGCGTTATCCGTCATTAAATACAGGTGAAAGTATAGCAGCAAAATCAACACCAAAGGTTTATACCGGCACAAAAGTGCTCGGAATTGCAACAATGCACAAATCAAACGCTGTTCCTGTGTTTAACAGCGAGGAAGCAGTCGAAATTTCGAGCATGAGGCGCTAAAATGGAACGAAAAATTAATTTTGTCGTAAAATTACAACGTCCTGTATGCCGGACACCAATTAAGCCTTTACAAAAGCACAAAATTGCAGTAAAATACATAAGAAGACCAAAACACATTAAACAAGGACTAGAAAATGATTGAATTAGCTGAAGAAAACAACGAAAAAAGTGAAAATTATGATTTTACTGACTTGAATGAAGTAATTCGTAAGTGGGCTGCACTAACAGGACATGAAAATGACCAATCTTGGTATCAGAAAATGAAAGAGATGTATGAGTAAACCTTATTTTATTGATTTGATTGATGCAAATGATGGTACAGGCGATTCAATTTTGCAATTTCCTGATGAATTGCTTGCTGAAAC